TCAAAGTTCTCTGCATTGATCCAGGGTATAATCAGTATTTTTAATTTATCTAATGTAATCTCTGATACTTCACTATATGTCTTTATATTATTATAGGTCTGTAGAAGAAGTTCTGGNGAGTTTACATTATTGGTATTCTTATAGTAGCAATCATGATTACCAATAATCATATGAACGTCATAGTTTTTGAGTCTCTCAAATACAACTCTCTTTGACCACTCCAAACTTTGATAGTCAATTGACTTACGACTATCAAAAGCATCACCCATATGAATAACGGTATCAATTCCTTCTGCTTCTAAAGTAGGAAAGAATACATCGTCATAGAACTTCTCAAAATGATCATGCAGGTGCTTAGAACCCTTCCTCGCACCGAAATGTGTATCTGTTATTATCGCAACCTTCATCGGTTCTTATATTGGATAGCGTCTTTGATACTATTATACTGTGAACTATGCCCAGAAAGCAAGCTATCGTCAACAACCATAACTTCGTCAAATCCAGTCTTCTCAATAATCTTAGTCTTTATTTCTAACTGCTTCTTCTCCTTCTGTATGCGTCTCAGGAAGGCATAATGAATAATCTGGGTAAAGTATGCGAAAGGATTCGTAGACCTTGCTGGATCGAAATTATGAATGTATTGGACGCAATTTTCTATCCCATCAGAAATCATATCTTCACGGAACATGTAGTTCACAAAGTTGGGTTTGTATGAGAGATGTGTCGCAATCTTAAGAAAACACTCACCAAGATAGTTTGGAATACGTGGTTTACCTTCCCATCTCTTTCCTCTTTCCTGTTTCGGAAACTCAGTGAGGTCTTTATTGAAAGTCTTCATATATGACTTTTCTACCTTGGTTCGATAGACAATCATTGCCTCTAACAATTCTTTATTATTTACATAATGTTCAGATTTCTTTTTGGGCATAATCCATTACTCTTTAAAGTATAAGTTATCTTTATTATACCACACTTTACAAGGGCTTGACAAGATAGAGAATCATGAGTAGAGTGCCTTTGTTAGGGTTAAAGAGGAGGGCTTAGCTCTCTTTAGTATCTTCAAGTTTAAAGATATTCTCTAGAGTTTTTCTTGCTTCTTCTACTGTTGATAGGTATCCCATTTTTCTAGAAGGAGTAATCTTACTTGAAGATTTTTCATTAGAGGAAGATTNAGGACTGTAAATATCCATATCATCTTCATCTTCAATATAGTTAGTATATATTTCAATCATTCTTTNATCANGAGTCTCTGTCATAGTAAGAATTTTATCAGGTCTTATGATAAANAAATCATCAGATGCTAATTCCATCCATGACCTAACTTTAACATGCATTCCATGCTGAGAATGTAAAAGTTTCATTGTGATTGGATTTTGCATCACAATCAAAGGATCTCCATCATTCTCATCTACTGAAACTAGTGATAATATTTCTTCTCCAGATACCAATTTTATAATTGCGTAAAATTCATCTCCCATTAGTTCTTTAGCGGTATGTTTACAATATCATAATTAAAATTTTCTTCGTTATAAACTTTAATTCTTTCGATTAGATGNTTAAGNGTATAGTTNCTCCTGGATTTGTAGGATATGTCGTCAGCAATGTCATAGAGAGTTGCCTTGGTCTTGTTATTACCTTTCCTAAGCACCCTTCCAATAGACTGGAGATTCCGAATTCTAGATTTGGATGGAGAAGCAAAAATGACATTGTGGAGATTTTTGATATTAATTCCTGTACTGAATGTTCCGTATGATGCAACAATAATTGCATTATTTTCTTGTTCAGTAATCTCCCTTACTTTTTCTCGATCCTTTGTATCTACTCCACCATGGACAAAAAATACTTGCCTTTCATCAACCGTATTATTATTTATCATGTGATATAGTGGCTCACCATGACCCTCAACTCTTGCAAAAAGAACTAAAGTATTTCCTTTGAGATCTAGTGCAAGATTTCTTATGAACTTATTTCTACGTTCATGATTGATAATATACTGAACTTCTTCTTCAAAGTTTTCAAACTTATGCGCTGGGTGCTTCAGTAGAAGTACATTGATATCCAGTTTAGCAACATAACCCTTTTGCATCAACTCATCGGTACGAATGATTTTGTAGGAAGCACCAAACAATCCCTCAAGAACCCATTTATGAGTCTGTGTTCCATCAAGTGTTCCGGTAAAACCAAAACGATATTTTGCATCAGCAAGCTTAGACATTATAGATATTAATGACTTTGATTTAAACTGGTGTGCTTCGTCTCCGATAACTACGTTAAATCGTTCAAAGTATTTGCGGGGAAGTTTGTAAATAGACTGCCAGGTAGTAATAATGACTTGAGAATCCGTTTCTCTCTCCTTCCCCGCATAGATCTTGTGACAATATGAACCTACATCCCAACCATAGTCTGCAAAGTCTTTATACATCTGCTCTACTAGCGAAGTCGTCGGAACGACTATCAGAATATTTTGTTTCTTCTCAACGTAATATCTCACAAGAGAATATATCATCAGAGACTTTCCAGAAGCAGTTGGGGATATCAACAACTTTCTATTATGTTTTAAGGCGTCGTATACTCCCTCAACTTGGTAATCTCTCGGAGAATACTTACAAATAGCATTCATATAATCTTTTACACCTTCCTTTGAGATAAAATCATTTGCCTCAAAAGGAAGACCATAATACTTATTNTNNNCAAACTCATAAGTATATCCATGGTCATCACAAAACTTTGTNACCTTATCTAACAACCCAACNTAAATCTCTCCNGTTTGGGTATTAAATAATCTTATCTTTCCNTCCCAGTATTTACTACGATACGAGGACATAAACTTTGCACCAGGAACCTCAAAGGTAAACTGGTCTGATAATTCNTAGTATACNTGAGGTTCTGCCTTAACCTGTAAATATACTTCATTCTTTTTTGATATAATCAAATGAGACATAACTCATAGGTTCACCTATAAGTATTTAGTTCATGCTGTCAAATTGATATTCTAAAATAAGTCTATAAAAATTATCTCTCATCGCAATTAAGTTCTCTTGTTCGTGTGGTTCTCCTCCAGACCATTTTTGAACTGCTTGTCTAAGACCTTCATGAATGAGACGAATACCATGAATATTTAATTCAATATTATAATAGTGTCCTTCTTCTTCTTGGTGCATTAGTTGAATCCTGATTGGAATTTGTGCCAGTCTATTGCATTCTTAATTTGGAAAGTTCTATTTGAAACTGTCTTGATAATCTCTTCTAAGAACTTGAGCATCACATCATAATAACGAATTTTGAGATCAATAGTATTTAACTTCTCATCGGCATCCATATACCTCTGTAATGCCTCTTTATCTCTAACCTTGTATGGGAATGGTTCTTCTGCATAAACCTCTGCTGTTGCCTTTCCTGTGTAGTAGTTGTATCTTTCTAATTTTATACGATTATAAGTTCCTCTTGCCTTCTCTCTTAAAAGAGTGATGGTATTGTATAGGGTATAATATTTTGAATGAAGTTGCGGGACTTTTATTGATTCATCATGTAGGTTATCAGGGTCGATTTGAGAATCCTTTTCCCACATCTCCTGAATTTGATCAAGGTTCATAGAGGTGTTCTGTTATCAGCAGCTAATACATTATACACAGTATACTTGAAAGTGACCTCTGCTGTAAAGTAGTTGATGTCTGTATCACTTGCCTCAAAATCTAAAGAGGTCAAATATACCGGAAATAAATCTATAAATTTTACAATAGCAACATCTCTAAAGTTACTATTTAAAATATGAAGACTTCCATCACTAAACTGTTCTTTTAAATCTCTTACTCCATCAGCATTTGTTGTTAAATCTTTAAATTCTTGTGCCGTCTCTGGAAAACCTAAACCTGTCATCCAATTATGAATTGCCATGTAGTTGACCATATTTTCATCAACTAAAAATCTTAAAGAAAAATCTCCATAAGTAAGTTTGTCTCCAGGAATATCAATATCTTTAAGATATGATGGTTGGACTGCTGTTCCTAAACTTATATTAGGAATGCTAGCAGAGTTTGAAAAAAAATCAACCTTTGGTTCTTTTGCTAATGTAAATTTAAAACCAACAGGAGATAAAAAATTTCTATTTCCTATCTGCTTATTAAATGTCATCGATATTGTTTTATTTGTATTTAGATAAAAAAAGAGGGTCCGAAGACCCTCTGAGTAAAATATGTGAACCGTGGATCACATGAGGTTTTGAACTTTGACTCTTCTGTAGTAACG